AAATTTAATCTAAGATTGTTTAATCATTTGTATTTATATTCTGTAGACTTTTCGGGATATAAAGCTTCATATGTAAGCGACATTCTTAATCCTGACTTTCGATGGTCTCTTGATGAAACAAGTAAGTTTAGTTCTTCAAATTGTACATGCCATATCCAATCATAATACCTCCCTCTGAAATTAATAATTGTCGCCTTAGGGTGTTCTTCTAGCGCCAAACAGAAGTCTTCAAAGTACCTTGGGGTATGAAACATTTTATCCATCATTTTTTTTAAGTCTATTCTCATTTAAGTCTCCCTTTTGTTTAATTTAAGTGGGATTTAGTTATTGTCTTCGTTAGTTGTCGGATTTATGTGATGTATATATGATACGACAAATGATTTAAGGTAACTGACAACGTTCACCCTAACGTCAAACCTGCACGTAATCAAAGGTCTTTCATTCTTTCTATCAAGGCTGAAAAGCAAACGAAATTTTTTAGCTGATCCACAATAACCAAAAGTAATCACACCATAGCAACATTCTTTTCCATTAAGCGGCACGTCGTAATGTTCATGAATTGGCAGCTGCTGCAAGTAATATTCACACTCTTTAATAGTTTTAGAAACTTCATCCATCCTTTTAGTCAGCTTTTCAGCTATTCCTTTCGTTTCATTGGGTAGATCATCACCAAACTGGTTTGCTATTTGGTGTTTTTTAAAATCTGTTTTCATTATTGCTCCTTGGTCGAAATCCTATTTCAGAAAAAAGACATTCCCATTGTTCACCACTCTCTACTGATTCAACCAACATTCTTGAGTCTAATTTCTTATTTATAAAAACTCTCTCTAAGCACTTCAACACTGTTATTTCGTCGCCGTGTAGATATTTTTTAATTTCTTTTTGCATCGTATTTCCCCGTGTAAGTTAAGGCAAGAGCCATCCCGTGTAAGTTACGGCAAGAGCCATCCCGAGCACATGATCTTCAACATCCATCATAAAGTTCATTAAATTAGCTTCATCTGTAAATGATATTATACAATTACCATCTGACGCTTTTATGGCTAAGAAATAAGTTGTTTTTACTTTTTTCATTATAGCTCCCCCTGTATTTTATTAATCTCAATCGAAAGTCTTACGCATTTAAGACAAGATTTTTCCATGTCTTTGTCTTTCATTATTTTTGCTATTAGCATTGTTATCCCATGCTCGATTATCTCGGTTTGGGATAGCCCAGTCCCCCCCATTATATTTTTAAGTAGAATAATTGTCTCTTCATCCAATCTTACTGAGATCATTTTTTTAGTCATTTTGAAATCCTTTGTTTGTTTTTAATAAATTGTTTCTACTACCACTACTTCTAATTCCAGATCTTCTTCATCAATATCATATATAAAAGTACTACCACTCATAGGACCATGATAAACTGCTATAACTCTGCCCTTATGATCTTTAGTAAAAGTAAAATCGGCCATGTCGGTCATTCCTGTTCTTATTAAATAAGATTGTACTAATATTAGTTTTATTTCATAATTCATATCGTCCGCCTTTGTTAATTTCTTTTTTTCATAATCATCCCTAGTTTTCCATATATAAATTATCTAATTCACTAATAATAGCGTCTTGGGTTTCTGTATTGATTTCGCCAATCCCTCTGACCCATTCATCTCTATCAATTTTTGACAAGCTATTGCCTAACTTCCATCCAAACTTTTCTACAAAGTATTTTAGTTGGCTTTGGTCTATCATTTTAGTTCCCCTTGTTAAGTGTTGTATTACATATAATATACACTGTATTACACTTGTTGTAAAGCCAGATTAGCTAAATACCTACCCCAACTATCTATTATTATTGACCCATAGCGTCGTAACTCATTGTTTTTAGTCTAATTTAACAAAATAATGAAAATAATTCTCATCATTATATACAGTTTTTTAGACGAGAATCGACCTGTTTGACATACATAGACGAAATCTATTAAAATAAATAAACGATAGATTTTTCTTATATAAAATGGAGCGTTATGGAAGTCAAAATCAAATGCGATACTAAGGATATGATAGCGCTTGATCTATTAATTCCTTTTCAAGGTGACCTTAAAAAATTGTCTGAAGAAAATTATGAGAAACTAAAGCAACAAATTGTAGATGAAGGCTTTATTGCTCCTTTCTTAGTATGGGAGAATGAAGCACAACTTTATTTACTGGACGGGCACCAAAGATTTACAACTTTAAATAGGATGCGTGATGAACAGATTTTTACGCTGCCTGAATTTTGGCCTATTGTAAAAGTACAAGCTGATTCTTTTAAGCAAGCTAAGAAGCGTATACTAGCTTTATCATCTCAATACGGCACTATGACAATGGATGGGTTGACCGAATTTATTAGTGACTCTGATATTGATTTTGATGTTGTTAAAGATGAATTCTTTTTTGATGCTATTGATTTTAGTTCTATGAATAATTCTCTAGACGATATTGAAAATAATAGTGATGAAATAGATGTTGTTTTTAAGTACAAAATTGAAGTTGATTGTTTATCCGAGGAATGTCAATCATTGCTTGTGAAGGAGTTTGAAGATCGAAAGTTTAAAGTTCGAGTTTTGTTATAAAACTGTTGTTTCTGATTCGATTAGAGCTAAGTTTTTAATAGGTCAATATGATTTAGAAAACAAAATCACAATTCAAAAATTTTCAGGAGATTATAGCTTACCTGAGAATTGGAGTATAGGAGCAATCGTAGGGAACTCTGGGAGTGGGAAAACCAGCATTGCCAATAAATGCTTTGGCAAAGTTGAACCATTAAAATGGGGTAGTAAAACACTAATAGACGATTTCCCCACGAATAAAACGACCGAAGAAATAACCAATATTCTAGGCCATGTTGGCTTTAATTGTGTCCCTTATTGGCTTAAGCCTTTTAGTGTTTTGTCGAACGGGGAAAAAGCAAGAGTTGAGATGGCTCGCTTTATTTGCGAGAGAGAACTTATAGTATGTGATGAATTTACGTCTATGGTAGACAGAGATGTGGCAAAGTCAATGTGTAACAGCATTGGCAAAATATTAAGAAAAATGAATAAGAAATTTGTTGGCGTTACTTGTCACTCCGATATTATCCCTTGGCTAAAACCTGATTGGGTTTATGATACTGACAAGAAGGTTTTTTTTGCCCGAGAAAATTAAAAGAGAAAAACTCAAGTTTGACATATCAAAAGCAAAAAGAAGCGAATGGGATTTTTATAAAAAGTATCATTATCTAACTGAGTCTATGGGAGCAGGGCATTACTACGAGATGAAATTGGGTTGTAAAAAAGTCGGGTTCGTTTGCATAGGGCGATTTCCCCACCCTCAAGCTAAGGATATTATGGTGATTAATAGAATTGTTATCGTACCGGAGTTTCAAGGATTCGGTCTTGGGATTAAGTTTTTAAATATTGTAGCAAATCTATATCGCTCAGACAGAGTAAGAATTACCACTAGTTTAAAGCCATTTATTTTAGCATTAAAAAAGAATAAAAATTGGAAGTGTAAAAGATTCGGGAGAGTTTCTAACCCGGGCAAAAGTTCTTTGATTCATAACAAAGACAGTCATAGCGTTAGCGTTAATAGAATAACTGGGACTTTTCAATATAGCTCAAAATAGTCTTATAACCCATACAAAAGGAATTGAATGGGACGCAAAAAAATAGAATTAGATTATAAAATAGTTGATACCGCTTTATATTACGGAGCTACTAAAGATCAATTACACCACCTACTAGAAAGACAAGGGATAATACTTGATCATAAAACTATTGAACGCAGAATAAAAGCCGATAAAGGAATGATATTTTCCGAATATCGGGAGAAAATGAAAAGCGGCTTAAAGTTAAAATTAGTTCAAAAAGCAGTAGAAATGGCATTTGGTGGTCATGCTACAATGTTAATATTTTGTTTGAAAAATTTATGCCACTGGACTGATGTTCAAACAGTAGAAAATGATTCTAAAGTCGAAGTTAATTATAAGATTGTGGAGAAATAGTTGGACGTATCTTTATTAGGATATCAACACGAACTTTTAACATCGACCAGTAAAAAGGCGATGATGCTCGGAGGCATAGGTAGTGGCAAGTCTTTTACAGGCGCTCACTTCGCAATAGCAATGGCAGCACAATATCCCAAATCAAATGGGATGATTACAGCAAACACTTACACCCAGTTAATGAATGCGACCGTTCAAGCAGTAGTCGCAGAATTAGAACTTTTAAATATTCCATACAAATTAGTTTTGTCAGGAGCAAGAAAGCGTTTAGAAATCTGTAACACTCTTATTTATTTATACAGCTTAGAAAAATACGATAACATCCGTGGTATCGAAACGGGCTGGTGGTTATCAGATTAAAGTTGTTTCTCTAAAGTAGAAGCTATCCAAGTTTGTAGGGGGAGGTTGCGAGATAAAAATGGACCATTGTATGAGAGGCATACTTCATCACCTAATTCATATAATTGGGCTTACGATGAGTTCGAAAATAAAGATAAGAAAAATAAGACTGATAAAATACATTTAATAAGAGCTAAGACTGAAGAGAATATATTTTTACCAGATGGCTATTATGAAGATCTATTAGAAGATTACGGGGGAGCTGAAAACCCGTTAGCAAAACAAGAGTTGATGGGTCAGTTTGTGAATCTACAAGCAGGCGCTATTTACTGGGGCTTCAATAGAGATATTCACGTTAAAAAAGTTACGCTTGATAAATCATTCCCCGTTTATGTTGGACAGGATTTTAATATTGGTAACATGGCAAACTGTTACGTACAATTGATTGACGGAAAGTTCTACGTGGGACAAGAAACGATACTTGAGCACCATGGAGCTAATACTGACAATGCTGCTTCTCGGATATGTAAAGATTTGAAAAAAGATTATCATCCAATAGTTGTTCCCGATAGTACGGGTAAATCACTCAAGACTTCAGCAAGTGATAGAACAGATATTGATATACTTAGAAGTTATAATTTAGAAGTTGCACGTACAAGAAATCCGTTCATCCGAAAAAGGCAAAATACGGTTAACGTGCATTTTAAAAAAGAAAATATAATAATAGATCCAAGCTGTATAACACTGATTAAAGAATTGGGCACGCTATCGAGTCGAGACAAGGAAGGCGATAAGGCGCATGTCAGTGTCGGATTAGGATATGTGATTAATTACCTGGCTCCATTGAGAGAGAGACCGAAGTCAACATTTAGATAAAATATTAACCAAAGTTTGAAGGAATAAGCAATGGCAACTAAAAGCGAATTAGATTTTTTAATAAGTTATATAAAATCACAGCAGTCTAAAATTGACTTCAATAATAAAATGTTTGAGATAATGGAAGGGAACCTACTCAAGTATGTTGAAGCTGAATTAAA